GAGTCGATCTACACGCTGGGGCGGCGCGGCGCCGGGCAGTACGCCGGCATGGCGCGAGGTACTGGTGTCGTGATGGATGCGGCCAAGATCCGCTCTGCGATCGACACCGAGCGCGGCTACGTCATCACGAACCAGACTGCGAGGGCTGGCGGCAATTACATCGGCGGGAACGAGTTGAACCCGTTGGGTAACCTGGGGCGCCGAATCTCCGAATTTGCCGAGGCCAACGCTCGCGCCCCCCGCATGACCGACGAAGAGGCGCAAGCTGCCGCAGATGAACTGCGCGGCCGATTCAAGCCGCGCAGTGGCGCTTCGGCCGTTGACGCGGCTTCAGCGCCCGCGAGCCAAGTGCACATCAAGGTCGAGGTGCCGCCTGGGGCGAAGGTGAGCGCGACGTCCAGCGGCCCGCCCCTCAAGGTCGAGCGCTCGGGCCCGGGGACCCCGTGATGAGCTTGAGGGGTGTGTTCAACTCGGTCCAAGGGATCGACAATACCGTCAAGGGCCTGGGCGACACGCTCGGCCGCCTGGTGGGGGGCACGTACTTCTCGCAGCTGAAGCCCGCCAGCTTCCGCAAAGTGCCTTTCGTCGTGCTCGAAGGCGCGTCGCAGTTCGGTCGCCGCAACGCGTTGCACGAGTACCCCTTCCGCGACGAGCCGTGGGTCGAGGATCTGGGCAAAGCGGCGCGGCGATTCGAGTTGAAAGGCTTCGTTGTCGGGGACGACGTGATTGCTCAGCGCAACACGCTCATCTCCGCCCTCGAGCGTTCGGGTGACGGCGAACTCGTCCATCCAACCCTCGGCAAGCGCAACGTCGCGCTGATGGACTACGTTTGCCGAGAGGTGTGGGATCGCGGTCGCTATTTCGAGTTCACTTTTCGTTTCATCGAGCAGGGCAAGCGGCAGTTCCCCAAGGCCGCGCAGCGTTCGACCGCAGACGTTCAAGAATCGGCCGCGCGAACCAATCTGAAGGCACTGGCCGCGTTCGGGCTCAACGTGGTGACGACGCTGCGCATGGGGATCGCCGGCGCTTCGGAGGGATTGAAGCAAGCCCGTGCGTGGGCGGCGCTTGCGACGCAAGCGCAACGAGACGCCACCAGCCTCGTCAACCTGGCCACGACGCTCCCTGGGCAATTCGGCCGTCTCCTGTCCCGCGCAGGCAGCGTACGCACGGGAGAGGCCCTCGTGATTGGCGCGTTCGTGACGGTCGAAACGCTCAAGATTCAGGCGGCCGAGTCTCGCGCCGCAGTAGCGGCGGCGGCGGCCGCGTTGGACACCGCGGGGCAGAACCTGGGGCCGACTACCACCGATGACTTCGTGACGGCCGCCCAGGCTCTCGCGCTGGCCGTCCGCAACGGTGCTCCGACGCCCGGGGACGCGGTGCGTGCCTTGGCGGCGATGGTGGCGTTCTCCGCGGTGGGCAGTACGGCGGGGGCGGCGCTGACCGTGCAGATCGAGTCCGTGCGCATGTTGCGGCGCGCCGCCGCTGTTCAGCTGGTGCTGGCGGTTGCAGCCTACGCGCCAGTCAGTTCGGCCGACGCCGCCCTCGTGCGTTCGATCGCAGTGGACGCGTTGGATGCGCTGATCACCGACGCGGGCGACGCGGGCAACGATGAGGTGTTCTTGGAGATCCGCGCGCTTAAAGCCGCCATCGTCGCCGACATCAACGAGCGTGGCGCCGCCCTGCCCGACCTCACTACGGTGACCACGGGGGCCAGCGCGCCGTCCCTGGTTCTGGCCTCGCGGCTGTATGACGACGTCCTGCGCGAGCCTGAACTGGTCAGCCGCGCCGCACCCCGCCACCCGGCGTTCATGCCCACGACCTTTCAGGCGCTGTCCACATGAGCGACGTGCAGACCATCGTCACGACGGGCGTCCGCGACAAAGGGGATGACGTCGTCATCAAGGTCAACGGTGTCCCATTGGCGGGGTGGAAGTCGGTCAAGATCACGGCGGGCATCGAGTCATGCCCCCGCGTGTTCGAGGCTACGACCTCAGAAGCGACCGGGGACCCCAAGAACTTGACGGTTCGGCCCGGCGACACGTGCGAGGTAACCCTGGGCGACTTCCTGTTGGTCACGGGGTACGTCAACCGTTGGAACGGTAGCCTCTCGGCGAGCTCGCACGAGGTAAGCATCTCGGGGCGCGGCAAGTGCCAGGATCTCGTCGACTGCGCGGCGTACTGGCCCGGCCAACAGATCATGTCGACGTCGGTGCTGCAGGTGGCGCAGGAACTGGCCAAGCCCTTCGGGATCAGCGTGAGCGGCGCGTCCGGCCCTTCGGTCGGTCTGCCTGGCGCGGACCGTAGCAGTCACGTCATCCCGTACATGGTGCTGATGATTGGCGAGACGCCGTGGCAGCTGATTGAGCGTATGTGCCGTCTGTCGGGTCTGCTGGCGTTCGAGAAGGCCGACGGGTCCCTGCTACTGGCCGAAGGGCCCTCGGCAGCCGAAGACGCACCGCTCAACTTTGAGGTGGCCGGCACCGGGTTCGAGGAAGGTGTCAACGTCCTGTCGGCGGGCTTTGCGGTGTCCGACGACCAGCGTTTCAGCGAGTACACGACCTACGTGTTCTCGTTCAATCCGTTGCTCGAGTACGGCGAAGCCGAGAACAAGATGACCGTCAAGGCCGACCAGGGCGTGACGCGCTATCGGCCTGCTGCCCTCATCGCCGAGTGGGGCAAAGAGCAGTCTCTGCAAGTCGCGTTCGACCGAGGCGCCTGGGAAGCGTCGCGCCGGTGGGGCACGTCGCACCACCTGCGCATCACCACCGACTCGTGGCGCGACGGTACGGGCAGGCTGTATCGGCCGTTCACGCTCGCCCGGGTCAAGATCCCGACCCTGAAGGTCGAAGACGTCACGTGGATGATCAGCGAGGTCACCTACCTCAAGGATGGTGACGGCACGCACTGCGAGCTCACGCTGGTGCCGCCTGCGGCCTTCGCCGTCCGACCGACGCTGCCGCAGTACGCTATCCCGGCCGAACTGGCGAACCTCGTGCTGGTGGGGCAGGGCGTGGCCACCATCCGCGAGCGCGGTCGAGTCGTCGGGGGTCTGTAGCCGTGCTGGCCGAACTGCTACACCGGTTGCGCATGCTGGTGATGCGAGGCCGCGTCCAACTGGTCGATGACACGAAGGCCGCGCAACTGCTGCAGGTGAAGGTCACCAGCAGCTGGACGCAGAACGCCGTGCCGCGGCTTGGCGAATACGGGCTGCACAGCAACCCACCCGCAGGCGCCGACGCAGTGCTTTTGTTTCTGGCAGGTAACCCGAGCGACGCCGTCGTGATCGCCACGGGGCACCAGCAGTACCGGCTGCATCTGCAACCCGGCGAAGTGGCGCTGGCCGATGACCAAGGCCAAGTGGTCAAGCTCTCACGCACTGGCATCGAGATAACCGCGCCCCTCGGCCTCAAGGTGACGGGCGACACCACCTTCACCGGTACGGTTTTCGCCAACGGCAAGCGGATCGACAACTTGCACTATCACCCGGGCGGAACGCTGGCGGGGAATACGGGGACGGTGGCGTGAGCGACATCAAGACCGTGTGGTCCGGCACGACTGCTGATTGGGCGATCGACGGCACGCAGTTGGCGCAAGGCGACGACCTTGCGACTGCGATCATCATCAGCCTGTTCACCGACCGTCGCGAGGTTTCTGACGACCTTCTACCCGATGCGTCGAATGACCGACGCGGGTGGTGGGCCGATGGGGCGGTGCGCATCGGTTCCCGCTTGTGGTTGTTGATGCGCGCCAAGCGTACTCAGGACACCCTGCAGCAAGCCCAGGACTACATCGCCGAAGCTCTCCAATGGTTGATCGACGACGGCGTGGTCGCACGCTTCGACACGTCGGTCGAGTGGGTCGGGGGCAACCGGCTCAGCGCCAAGGTCGTTGCGGTGAAGAACGACGGAACGGCCCAAGAGAACCGCTTCTCGTGGGTTTGGAACGGAATCGCCTGACATGCCCTACTCGCGCCCCACACTGACGCAACTGCGCGACCAAGTCGCCCAGCAGATCGCCGCGGCGCTGCCGGGCAGCGACCCGCTGCTGCGTTTCTCCAATCTCAACATCCTCGGCGAAGTCCAGGCCGCCATCGTGTACCTGCTCTACGGGTACATCGACTGGGCGACGCGCCAAGCCGTGCCGTTCACGGCTGACGAAGAATTCCTCGAAGCCTGGGCGGCGCTCAAGGATGTGTCGCGGTTGGGGGCGTCGAGCGCCACCGGCACCGTCACGTTTACTGGCGCGAACGGCACCGTGGTTCCGAGCGGCACGTCCCTGATCCGGGCGGACGGCTGGAAGTACGCCACGACCGCGCCCGGCACGATCTCGGGCGGTTCGGTAACCGTGGCCGCCAGCGCGGACGCAGGGGCGTCGGGTAACGCCGCACTGGGTTCTGCGCTGACGCTCTACTCGGCCGTCGCGGGGGTGAATGCCGCCGTCACGGTGGCCTCGGCGTTCACCGGCGGCGCAGACATCGAGACGGATGACGCGCTGCGCTCTCGCATGCTGCTGGCCTTCCAATCGCCGGCTTACGGCGGTGCCGTTGTCGATTACGTGCGGTGGGCCCGCGAGGTGCCGGGAGTCACGCGTGCCTGGTGTATCCCACACGGGGACGGCGCGGGCACCGTGTCGGTGTACTTCATGCTGGACGTCGCCGAGGCGGCTTTCGGCGGTTTCCCGCAGGGTACCGACGGCGTCGCCACTGGCGAGTCTCGAGCCAGCGCGGCGACCGGCGATCAGTTGACGTTGGCCAACTACCTGTTCTCACGACAGCCTGCGACCGCCCTGGTGCGGGCGCGAGCGCCGTCCCAGAACACCGTCAACTTCACCATCACTGGGCTCGCGTCGGCCAGCACCGCCACCAAGAACGCCGTCACCGCGGCGATCAAGCAGGTGCTGCTGGACCAAGGTTCGGTCGGCGCGAGCAGCACCACCGTGCTCCTGAGCTACGTGCAGGCCGCCGTCGCTGCCGTGCCCAACACTGCTGGCTTCCTGATCACTTCGCCCGCAGGCAACATCACTTCGTCCGCGGGCGCACTGCCCGTCGTCGGCGTCGTCTCGTTCCCCTGATGCCCGCCCCGACCTACACCGCCGCGGACTACGTCACGCGGCTGCAGGCGCTGTTGCCGCGCGGCGCGGCATGGCCGCGCGAGTCGTCGGCCGTCCTGACGAAAGTGCTCACCGGACTGGCGGAGTCGCTGGCCGACGCCAACGACGCCACGAACGGCATGCTGGCCGACAGCTTTCCCGCCACGGCCGTCGGGCTGTTGCCGGAGTGGGAGAGCACGTTGGGCCTGCCGCTGCCCTATGGGGCGCCCCCGGCGACCACCTCGGCGCGGCAGGCAGCGGTCGTTGCGGCCTTGGCCAACACTGGCGGCCAAAGCGTGTCGTATTTGATCGCCTTGGCGGCGTCGTTCGGTTTCACCGTGACGATCACGCAATTCAAGCCATGGTCGGTCGCGCAGCCCATCGGCCCGATCTACGGCGACGCATGGGCTCACGCATTCCAGGTGAACGCTTCTGCCAC